CGGTAAAGAGGATGCGCGCTTCCTGCAGCTCCGGCACCTTCTTGACGGTGACGCCGTAAGTGATGAACGGGTCGTAGGTCCATTTGAGGATGAACTTGCCGAGATCATCGGCGAGCAGCTTCTCGAGGCCGGCCTGTTTGTCCAGGCGGCCCGGCGAATTAGCGATTTCGCGAATAAGCGAAAGGGCTTCGGTTGCGTTCAAGGTCTTCTCCTTATGCTGCTGCGTTGATGGCCGCGGTCATGTCGCCGGTCATCGCTGCATGGTTGATGGTATTGTCTTGGGCAGGCTTGGCGGGACGAGCCGCACGCGGGCTGGCTTCGACCGGTTCGTTGATCAGCGAGCCGCGGCGCTTCGGCTCGATGAAGGCGGTTGTCTTGCCATCGCGGCCAGGTGCGGTCTTCAACTGTTCCTCGATGCGGCCGCGGGTCGTCAGAAGCATCTGGCGCTCATTGTCGGACAGGGCGAAGCGACCGAGCTCGCGCTGGATCGGAATGATATTCTTGATCCGCTCGAGAATATCGGCGTGGATCTTACCGACCTTCGGCTCCTTTGAGCCGTAGTCGTCAGAAACAGGCTGGCGCGCAAAGCTCATCTTGTTGACGATCGCGGCAGCCGGACACATCGAGCAATTCATGGCCGCCTGGCAGCCCTGACGCTTCTCGACGCGCTTGCCCATCCAGACGGCTTCGCGCAGCACCATGCATGCGGCCATCTTGGTCGTCGCGTTGAAGACAGGGCAGGTAAACTGGAACTCGTTATCGCGCGACAGCGTGAGGTAGTGGGCCATTAAAATCTCCCGAAGTTTTGGTGAATGGTTGTCTCGGCATGCGCCACATTGGCGTGAACACCGAAACGTTTGCGGTAGGCGCGGCGGATAGCGACGCGGCAGCGGCACTCATCGCGGGTTTTCGAGGAGAACTGCTCAAACAGCGCCGGCATGTCGTTGCGCTTGGAGATCTCATCGATCAGGTCGGGCTTGGCATCCTCCCAGCGCTTCAAGGACATCGGGCGCACACGGTCGAGCAGCCTTCCGGCAAATTCTGCTGTATCCATCAGAACATTCCGAAGCGTGGATTGGCCGCGTAGACCTTTTCGGCCTCGCGCTGCTGATCGAGCTTTTCGACTTCCTTCGCAGCGCGGATCTCGGCCTCGGAGAAGACTTTCGGCTTTGGCTCGCCCAGATAGCGGCCATCTTCGTTGAAGCGCGGAGCCTTGAGTTCCGTCGCTCGACCGGTCACATCCATCGTTGGAAAAACGTGCAGCAGATCCGGTCCAGGAATGCGCGGCCACACGGCCGGCCCGAGCGCCATGCGCAGCTGAGCCTCATCATCGACCCGCTTGATATCGTTGGACTTGACCTGGTAGCCGCTGCGGCTGATCTTCTGCTCGACCAGCTTTTCGAATTCAGCCTCGGCCTTCTTCGGAATGGCAAAGCGTTCGATCTTCATTTCGCCCGGCTGGCCGGCCTTGCCCCAACGGCGAACCATGATCGCCATACCGTTCGCGGCAGCGATCAAGCTCACATTGTAGAATTTGTTGGACCGATTGCCGTCCGAATAAGCGAGCGCAATGTGTGTGAAATCAATTGGATAGCTCATTTCGTCTCTCGTTTCGTTGTCGTATTGTCTTGATAGCGCAGATTTAAGCGGGTTGTAAGTAAATATTGACTTAGCCGTCAAGATCCCTGCGAGACTTTCTTTTTCGCCTCTTCCGCTTTCCACCGGGCTTCATCAGCCGCGTAGGGGTTGCGCAGGCGCCATTTGACATCGAGCGACGGTGTCCAGAGCGTGGCTGCGTAGTAGGCCTTGCGCGTCACCTCGCCGACAACTTCGTTCGGATCTTTCCGGTAGGGCAGCAGCGCAATGCGCACCTTGAGCCCGATCGACGTCAGCAGCTTGGCAGCGTCGAGGGCCGCGATCAGCGCCTTGGGCTCACCGTCCCACATGATCGTCACAGTCTTGATGCCCTGGCGCTTCAGCTGCAGGAAGCGACCGAGCTGATCGTCGCCGGTCGCCGAGCCATAGGACAGATGCTTACCGAACGAGCCGACCGGCACGACGCGCCGGAGATCGACGTCCTCGTCGAAGGCGATCTTGATCGCTGCAACGTCGAAGGCGCCTTCGCCCATGCACACCTCGTCGGTGAGCTGGACGTTCTGACCGTTCAGAAGGAACTTGCCGGTGCCTGGCAGGCCCTTCGGGAAGAGGTATTTGCGCTCGATAAGCTTTGCCGCCTCGCCCATCGTCAGATCGCGGCCCTGGAACGTCTTCAGCGTGCCGTCGAGGTCGTAGACCGGGATGATGACGCGATTGGAGAACCATTGCTGCTGCAAAGCGCCCTTCTCGTCGCGGAACGGCCATGAACCATACTGGCAATAGCGCAGCTCGAAATACCGGGCGTATTCAGCGGTGATGCCGCGGTTCTCGAGGTAGACCAGGTTCTCGCCATCTTCCGTCGGCAAGGGTGTCGAATAGGGCAGCTTGACCTCGCCGTGATCGACAGCGACGGTCGCCATGCGCTTCGGACGCCAGCCCTGCTCGCGCATGATCTCCTTGGCCTTCTCGATCGTCTCGCGCCAGTTGTCGTAGCCAAACTGCAGCTTGACGAATTTCGCCTTGTTGTAGGTCTGGTTGCAGACAAAGCAGTTCCCCTGCCCCGTGTCGGCGTTGAGATAGACGCGGTAGCGGCTGTCGCCGCAGTCCGGGCAGTGCTTGGCGTTGATCTGCATGCCGGATGAGCCTCGCCCCATTTTGAAGGGCAGGCTCTCGCGGTCGAAGAGAAACTCGAGGTCGAGGTTCTCGGTGATCTCCTGGAAGATGTTGTCGCTCACACGCGCCCCATGACCTTTGTGAGGAATTTGAGCTTCTCGCGGTCCTGCCGGATGAGCAGCGAGAAACCATCCTCGGTGTTGCGGGATGCGACCCAGGTGAGCCGAGCTTCACCAGACTTCTTCTCGGCGTCGGTCGCGTTGATGGCGATGACCACGTCAGCGGTTCGGATCTTGTTGAAATCCTCGGCGACGTCGGTCATCTTGGCCGTATGTGCTGCGGCGCCGGCGCGGTTCGTCTGAGTAGCCGAGATCAGCGCCAGGTCGTGCTCGTAGGCGAGCGCGCGCAGGTCGATATAGATCGAGCGCAGGTTGTCGATAATGTTGTCGGAGCGATACTCCGCGGCCATGATGTCGGCATAGTCGACGGCCAGCAGATCGAGGATAATCCCTTCCGAGCGCCAGCGCTCGATCTGCCGGCCGATCGTCGATGGTTTCAGGGTGCCGGACGCGTAGTCGCGCAGAATGAAGCTGCCAGCCTTGGCCTCGGCCGCCTGGATCTTACGCTTGACGGTCTGCGGATCGTCCTTCAGCAGGCGCATGGCCGTGTCTGAAATGTTGGCGTCGAGACGGTCGGCGATAATATCCTTCGACACTTCGAGCGACAGATAGGCGGCATGGAAGCCGAGCAGCGATGCGTTCTTGGAGAACTCGCCGAGCGAGAGGGACTTGCCGGCCTTCGCAGCGCCCATCATCAGCGACATTTCGCGCCGGCCCCAGCCGTTGTGATGGAGATAGGCGTCCATCTCGGTATAGCCGGTCGAGATCCCGCGCTTGACGATCTTGCCGGCCTTCCAGTCCTCGCGAACCTGGGTGCGGTTCTCGATCTCTCTGAAATAGTGGTAGTCGCCCTCGTCGGTCTGCAGGCCGACGTTCAGCGCCGCCTTCTGCAGCTTCTCGATGCCGGCGAAGTCACCGCGCTGAAGCAGCTCGACGCTCTTCAGGATCGCCTGCTCCATCGCCGTGAACTTGGCGAAGTTCGACACCTGCTCGGCCACATAGGACGAGTTCGACAGATCGGTCTTGTAGACCTCGCGGATCGTCGTCTTGATCTCGGTCAGCACGTCGTCGCGCAGACGCTTCTTGGCTTTTTCGTCCTTCAGGATCTGGGTGAGAATCCGCAGATCCGGCACGGCCTTGTGGACCTGGATATGCTGCTTGATCAGGCTGACAAGCTGGCCGTGGGCGTCGTTTGCGAAATAGGCCGGATCAATCAGATCCTTGGTGCGGTTGGCGAACTGGGTGTCGCGCATGAAGAGCGCCAGCGTCTTCCGCTGAAAGCCTTCGTCGAAATCCCACTTCGGCGCTTCCTGATCGGCGATCTCTTCATCTTCTTCTGCGGTCGCGAGTGCTGCCTGGGACATGTTCTTACCTTTCGAAGTCAATCAATATTTACTGATCGCTGTAGCGCGAAAAATAGCGCTATCGACTTCTGACGAGCTTCATTTGCTCATTAGAAAATAGCGCTTTGTCAGCGGGTTGCTACTGGATATAGCGATGGACGCGCTCAACCAGATCTGGATCGAAGCGAGCCTCGACCTTGTCGAGCGGCAGCCGGTTCTGGTTGATGAACTGAGCCAGCACATACCAGGGATTTCCCCTGAGTGACGCCTGCTTGAACAGCCATTCGTGATAGTCGTCCTGATGGGCGATACCGCCGTAATTCTCGATCATGTAGGCCGAGTCATCGGAGAGGTAGAGGCGCGAGGCCTGCATTGCTTCCCACTTGTCGACGACCTTCTCGACGTCCTCGGCCTTGTAGAGGTGCTGGGCCTGGGGCAGATGACCCTGGCTCCAGAACCGCAGGCGCAAGCCCATGACCGAGTGGATATAGTCCTTGTAGGGCATGCCGATCGCATCGGCCACCTGTCGGCCGCGCCACATGCCGGAGAATTGCATCATGTGCTTCTGGCTGAGCTCGGCGAGCCCTTGGAAGATCTCATCGATCGTCGGCACCTTGATGAACTGCGAAGCTGTCTTTGAAAACTCGGCCGCGAAGTAGTCGCGATACACCTCACCGAATGCCTCGATATAGTGTCGGGTCGCCTGCAGCGGCGTCATCATCCGGTAGTCGAACCATTTGGTCCGAAAGAGCTCCGGGTCGATCGCCAGGAGCCCCTTGTCGATGAAGCGGAATGCGACCAGATCGTCTTCGATTGGATCTGGTCGCGGTGTGTCGTCAATTGCGGGTTGCACTTGCATTCAAAAATCTTCCGAGTCCTTCATGAGCTTCTTCGTCGTCGCTCTCTGAATAGATCGAAATCTGCTGGTCTTCGTAAAGTTCGACGATTTTCTGAATAAGACCGTGCCGAACGATGTCTTCACGACCGAATTCGACGACCGAAACCTCGGGCAGCCGGCCGAGCAATTTGATCGCACGCGCCATGCCAGAGGCGATCCCGCGGTCGATCTGGCGCAGGTCGCCGTTGATGATGAACTTGGCGCCTTCGCCGATGCGGGTCAGCGCCATCTTGAACTCGCTGTCCGTGGCGTTCTGCATTTCGTCAAAGACCACCCAGGCGTTCTTCAGCGTGCGACCGCGCATGAAGGCAAGCGGCACCGGCACGATGATCTCGGCCTCGACCAGATATTCGTAGTGCGCCTGGCCGAATGCGTCATGGAAGGCCTCCTCGAGCGGCACCAGGTAGGGCTTGAACTTCTCCTTCAGGTCGCCGGTCAGGAAGCCGAAGCTGCGCTCGACCTCGACGTTCGGGCGGCTGACATAGATCTTGTCGATCAGACGATCCTTGAGCGCCTCGGCTGCGCGCTGGACGGCGAACCAGGTCTTGCCGGTGCCTGCAGGACCGGTGCCAAAGACGATATCGGAGGACTTGATTGCCGCATCATAGCGGCGCTGACCGTCGTTGAGTGCCTTGGCCGGACCTTCGCGGCGCTGGGTGCGGGAAGGCTTGTGGCGATGGGTCTGTTCCTCAATGACAGCGGCCAGAAGATTCTGGTGCTGATCGGGCCTGACACGGGCGCCGCGGCGCTCCTGTCTTTGAGAGGACTTGGAAGAGCGGCGAGCCTGGGACATGGGTAAACTCCGATGCATGAATGACATCAGTTTACGCGAAACGAACGCGGTAAGTAAATATTGATTGATGCTGCTCGGTGATTATTCCGCTGGTCGTCAGACGAGCAAAGATGCCCGTCGCCACAGATCGTCAATTTGGGCCGCAGACATGCCTTGGGCCACCCCAAAGCTATCGACAAGCAAATGGCTGCGACGAAAGGAATCCGCCCCGGTGATCAGCATCTGCGCGTCGAATTGCTGGGATGGATCGAGCGCGCTGATGAAAGCCATCATGGCAGCCGGGATCTCGCGAGTCTTCACCGCGGCCAAAGCCTCGGCCTGGGTGATCAAGCTAGAAATGGCGAGTTCCTGAAAGAACTGGCGCCGGCTGATTTCGTCAGGAACAGGATCGACCGGATCAGGCACTGGCAGCAGCACACCCTCGCTGTAAATCATACCGGGCAGGATCTCCGAGACGTCAGCGTCGATACCAAGCACGATCTTGTTGTCAGGCACCATACGCGAAGGATCGAACTCAACATTGGTGACCACGCCGGTCACAGGATCAACCATCGCCCAGGCACCGTAAACAGCGTCGATGAAATCTCCCTGGTTGCTCCAGGACGTCAACCCGCTGCGTAGCTCATACCAGTCCTGACCGTCCTCGTTCTGGTAGAAGATGACGCCTGTGGAGTTCTGGCGAGTGAAATGGCCGAAGTTTACAATTTCCATGATCAAGATCCTGAGAAGGTGACCCAACCACGAACGGGGTCGTAAGCTTGGAGATAGTGGTAATACATTGCCGGGTTGTTTGAGGTTCCCTGCATATTCATACCGGTGAACACTGCGCCTGCCGGGCACATCATCAGACCGTTGTCAGGGATGCTGAAATTACCGACGCTGACCTTACGAAACGAGAGGTTCGCGACGCGGTCGTTGGCCCAGGCAGTGGCGCGGGCCTCGATGCGGGCGCTGAGGTCGCCAAGTTGAGCGGTCGAGATCGATCCATCCGCGCCAACTACTAGCGCGTTGACGACGGTGCCATTCTGCTTCTGAAAGTAGAGCTTGCCATCGGTCCAATTGAGCAGACCCCACTTGTTCCCGCCTGTGTCGGTGCTCTGAAGCAGCAGGGTCGGCGAGCTCTTCGCGATGGTGATGTCGCCCGACACCGTGCCGCCCGTCTTGTCAAGTTTGCCGCCGAGCGCCGTGTCGACCTGCGTCTTCACGTAGACGGCAGCCGCATCTGCCTTCTGGTCGACCTGGCTCTGCATTACAGTAAAAGCGGCCGCAGATGCCTTCTCGTCGAGAGCCGCGGTAAGGTCGGTGATATCGGCGATCGTGTGTTGGTGACCAATGTTGCTCTTGTTAGAAAGCTGGGTGCTGATCGACGCCATCTGAGCGGCGATCGTCGCTGCGAAGTTTGGATCGTCACCAAGGGCGTCGGCGAGCTCGCGCAGCGTATCCATCACGCCAGGCGCGCCATTGACGATCGCATCGATCCGCGCATTCACCCAGGCCGTCGTCGGGATGATAGTCGAGTTTTCAGCGCCGGCCGGCGTTGGTGCGGTCGGTGTGCCGATAAGTGCTGGCGAGGTAAGCGGCGCCTTTGCGTCAAGCGCTGTCTGCAGGCCGGTCACATTGGCGATGGTGTGCGTATGCACGAGGGCGGCCGCGTAAGCGACAATGGCCTGGCGGACGCGCT